GATCTGTCAAGGTCGATCCACATCGCCTACGACCAGTTCACACACGTGATCCTGAACCGGGGGTACTCGCTCGTGAAGCCGACGCTGTTCAATAGCTCCACGCTCGACGATCTCCCGATTCACCAGTACGCAAGCTGGATCCCGGCGACTGACCGACAGGTCACGATGTGGAAGGAGACCGGCGGCGTGCTGATCGAGCAGGACCCGCGCCCTGAGATCGAGCTTGCGCCCGATGTCACGCTGATGGTGGAGTGCCCATACCAGATGAAGCGTATCGAGGCTTGCTGCCAGCGTAACGCGGCGTACGGGGTCATCCCGCGCCCCGTGAGTTGGGCGCAACACGATGAGACGGTAGACCTCCGCTTCCCGCCAGTGCCCTTCCTGCAAGACCTGTGGAGCGTATGCGGCGGCCAGCGGATGTCGAACAGTGAACTGGCGTCGGAACTTGGGGTTCCGGTCGTGAATGTGCAGTTCATGAAGACGGCGTTGAATCCGAAAGAACACTGGCACATCCAGAAGCGCCTGGCACCGGAGCGCGAAGAGTTCATTCCGGTTTGGGACTGGCTGGAAAGCAAGGACTATCCGCGTAACGAGATCACCAAAAAGGGGTACCGGAACTGGATCGAGGAAATGGCGCGCTTCGGCTACATCCAGATGAAGAAGATCCAGCACTACCCGGCGGAAACCCCGAACTGGAAGAATCTGGAAGAAGGCCGCGACGCGGCCCTCATGGATATGGCTTCTGTTCGATTACTTGTGGAATCGCTTCCCGATCATCCTGAAGCGTTATCACAGTCTGGCGAATCTCTTTGATACGAGGGGCATTTTGATGATACAGGTGGTTCAATTCGGCAAGCGCCGACTCTGTCTCACTGTTGGAGACACTACCCTGCACTCCACCGCGAAGGGCGAGCGCCGCATCCAGTTTGACCTTCGCAAGGGCGGCACTATCACCGAATTCCATCGTCGCGAGCTTATGGATTTCGTTGAGCCCTTCTATCCGGAGCGCGCGAGTCTGATCGGCCAGCTGATTCTCAAACTGCTCGACGCTCAAACGCGAGTAGGCCGGGTTGATCCTGACCTGTTCAATAGCAGCTATGAAGTGTTGCAACTCGACGGAGCGACGGATATAACCGTCGAGTTCACGAGCCGTGCAGTCAAGGGCGCACGAAGCGAGGAAGAGGTCTCCCTTAGCTTCGCCAAGCGCGGCCTTGATTGACTGCTCGCTGATCAGACCGTTTTTACGCGCGCGGCTAGTCACTTCTTCCTCTTCGGAATGTGCGCGCCGGCCTTACGCGCAGTGTTGAGCGCAATCGCCACAGCCTGCTTCTGAGGCTTGCCGTGTTTCATCTCGGTCTTGATGTTCTTCCCGATAGCCGATTTCGATTTACTCTTGTCGAGTGGCATGATGACTCCTAAGGCATATCCGGCCATTGGGTGTTGCCTTTCTTCCAGTTCTCAATGCCGGGGAGAACCTGAAAATTTTCCTCGCAGTGCAAACCGCGAACAAGTTTGCTTTGCAAAGGCACGATGTGATCGACGTGGTACCACTCGCCGGTCACCATGCCGAGGAAATCAGCCGCAAAATAGAATTCCTTCATCTTCCCCGCGTCGGCCCATGCTGGCGTTGCATTTTTCTTCAACGCCCTGCGCTTAGCTGTGCGGGCGTTTATCAGACTTTTCGCGGCTTTCTGGTACGTCCTGTTCGCTTCTCTGACCTGTTCGCGGTTCCGTTCTTTCCACGCCTGTTTGAACGGAAGAATCTTCTCTTTGTTTGCTTCGCGATAGACTTTCATCTGCGCTAGTTGCTTTTCACGGTTCGCGAGATTGTAGAGTCGAGCGCAGTCTTTACAGTCAGGCTTGTACCCGATTTCGCCACGGCGGCGAAAGCAGGAGAAGTCTTTAGTAAGTCCGCACTTAGTACAGGTTTTCATCAAAATTCCATTCCGGTAGCGAAGCCTAACCGTTGCAATTCGGGGAGTTGCTTTCTCAATTTTACGCCGATGTCGATTCGATAGAACGGGCTGTTCGGCACTGAGATTTTCTTCAGCGCACTGTACACGCTTCGGCGCGCGCCGGATACTGTTTCGCCCTGCCCTGTTGCAACAAGGGTGTAATCACCTGCCGTCACTGGGCCAGGAAGATCAACCACCTTACCGTTTACCTCGCGCGGTGCCGCGCCCAGCATTACCTCGGAAAAATGCACGTGGCCGGTGTCTTCTGCCCCGTAAATCGGAATGTCGCACAGTTCGCGATTCGTAACATGAGAATAGGGAAAGTCAGGCAATGCCATAACTACACTGGCGCTTACTACATCCGTCTTGATCTTGAGAGTATCTTTGCCGTTTATAGCGTCTAGCATCCACTGCGACTGGCTACCCTCAATTAACGAGGTCAGATTGTGGCGGATAGGCCAGCCGTCCCGGCAGGTAAATTCCAGAGGCCAGGGCGTGCCGTCTTCCCCGATAATCGTAGCTACGTCCAGATAGCCGACATACCCTATCTTGTGCAGATGCTCAGTAACAGGCTTGAGCATCATGTCCGCGAGTTTTGATTTTTTCACTACGCGTACGATAGTGCCCATCTCCCCGGTCGAAACACCAAGATCCCCGGCGAAGAGGGATTTATGTTCGAAGTTTTCCACCCATCCAGCCTTCGACCAACCTACGCCCGGTATGAACCACCCGCCAACGGCCATCTCCGCGATACCATTGACCTTCTCTTGAAGGATGAACCCCATCTCTTTAGCGGCTTTACGGTACTTATCTACTTTGCTCCACCGCTGAAGCATGTACACCAGATCGGCAGCATTTTTCGACACGTATGACATGGCGCGCTCACCGTCGCCTGAAGGCTTGGAAACCATCGCTACGCCCTGTTTTTTGACGTATGCTGCGGCCGTATCGTAATCGTGAAACGTCTTGCCCGGAATGGTTTTTAATCCGCACTCCTGCATGACTTTCTGACCGATTTCACGGTCAAGTTCCCACTCCACAGTGTCGAGGTTGCACCCGTGGATGGGGTATCCGATCCGCCGATACGGTTCGAGCAGATCGAGGTAGCACGTGTTGTCTGGTGTGTAAATGAGATCGGCCCATCCGATCCATTTTTTACGGAGGTCGTTAAAGTCCCTGATCTTTTCGACAAAGCCCTCTCCGGCGCGACGAGGTGAACCGTCGTCTCGGGGTTTGTCATACCATTTAACCTCGTTGCCTTCCGCTTGCCACCGCAGGCAAAGATCCAAGGCGTTAGAAGCAACGTCAATAACCAGTATCTTCACCTTGCTTTCCTATTTAGCATTTGCTATAGTGGTCGTAACAACCTGGGAGATCACCATGAAACTATTCGCCGCAATCTTGATCGTATCGCAAGTTCTGCTCTTCGACTTCCTGATTCTTAAGAGTCCTGTACGCAGCGACCCGCCCGTCGTGCATGGCCCTTGGGAAAACTACCAGAAATGATGCTAACCCCTGACATGTTCTACGATGTCATTGGGGCGGTGATGCTAATTGTGTGCCTGTGGTCGGCGGATTCTGATCACGGCCACTAGGCTGTGCGAAGGTACTGCGAAGCGCTCCAATAGCTGCGGCCTGTGCTTTGCCGTTCGTGGCGTTGTACGCCGCGCGCAGTAGATCCCGACCGGGTTGCGTGAGTAGCGCCTTGGAAGCCACGTAGGGCGTTACGACTGAGGCAACCGCTGCCAGAGGATGCGCAAATGCGGCCGCGCCTGTTGCACCCATGTGCAGCGCTGCGGACGTACCCGACGGGTTTGCGCCGGCCTTGTCACCCGCTCGTGCCATCGTGTCAGTAACGTCCTTGATGTCCGCGATTTCCTTGTTCGTGAACCCCATCTCCTGAAGCTTGGGCTGTACCTTGTCTATCTCTTTCCTGAATTTGGCGAAGGAGATCGGAGCCGCCCCCGGTACGTCATTCTTCGCCGCTTCCAGTCCGTTACGCAGGACGAAAGACTTCACGTCCTGCAAGGTTTGCGGATCATGTTGCTGGAGGATTGCGGTTACTGACTTCGCCTCGCTCGGGTTCATCGTCAGATAGCGCTTGGCTATCGCCTCTGGTGCTTTGGTTGACGCGACGTTTCCGGTGAATGCTGCGTCGGTCACATCTTCGCCAAGCAGTTTTCCGAGCGCCGATTTCTTGATGAAATCGATCGACTGTGAAGCCTTCGCATAATTCTGGTTCGCTTTCCTCAAAGCTTGGGCAATTGGAGTGCTTGCTGTACTGGCGTCATCGAAGTCCTTATTCACGGCTGCGAAAAGGCGCTTCGCCAATACCTGATTGGCGTTCGGATCGATGTCAGAGAAGATGTTCCCCGTGCGCTGCGCTGCTTTGCCCCACGCGCTGCGAGTCTTCATCGCGTCGTCCACCGTGGCCGTACCTTGCTTTTTGAGCAGATCGCGTATCGACTGTGCCTGTGCTGCGATACGCTTGGCGTCGCCGGCTGGCACATTTTTGTTCGCCGCGATGATCTGATCGAGCGTGTCGAGCGTGTTTTTGTAGCCGATAACTTTCTGGTCCGCCGCCAGTTTGCGTACGTCGCCATAGTCCGTTGCGGCTTGCGAGGAACGCATTTTGTCGATTTTTCCAACAGTATCCTTGTACGACTGGCGTAATTGATTGCCAATAGCTTCCGGATCCGCTGTCGCGCTACCCATCTGGCTTGCGAGATCGTCTACACGCTTCACGCCTGCGGTAACCTGCGCCACTTCGTCGGCGTGCGCCGTACCCTTGGACGGGAACAGTTCACGTAGACGGTTCTCAATAGAAGTGAGCGCCTTGCTGCCCGTTTCTTGCCCAAGAGTGAGCGGGATGCCTGACGCCTGCGACGCGCGCTGTGGTTCGCTAGGCGGTTTCGGAATGCCGCGCGGCGCGCCGACCGTACCGCCAAGGCCGCCGCCGACCAGTGCGCCTGCTAGTTGCCCCGGCGTGCCGCCGATCTGCCGACCGACCTCGCCGCCCACGCCCCCGCCGAGCGCAGCTGCAATGCGCGGAATCGCCTTCATTCCGCCGTCCGGTATGACAGCAGAAGGAAGAGCCTGCAAGCCGGCCGCCGCGATCTGCTGCCCGCGTCCTCGTGGTTCAGCGGACTGCGTGATGATTCCGTTTCGCTTGAGCAGATCCTCGATGTGCTGCTGACTGCCGGCCATCGGTTGCGTTGACTTCGGAAGCGCTGGCGCTTTCGTCAGTTTCTCGAAGCGCTCACGCCCCGGCCCCTCAGTGGCCGACAGCAATTGCTTTCCGACTTCCGCCGGCATGCCCGCAACTTGCGCCGCGCCTTTCGCCAGATTGCCGCCCACGAATCCTGTCATGCTTTGGGGCTGCTCAGGCGTAGCGGGAACGGCGGCTTTTTGCGCGCCGTACTTCTCCCAAGGTGGAATCGCCGGAGCGCCTTCCGGCGCGGCCTGCGCCGCGTACTTCTCCCAAGGCATCATTGCACACGCTCCCAACTGGCAGGGGATGACGGATCGCCGCCCTTGAATCGATAGCCGCTTTCCACGGTGCCGACAGCCGGACCGCCCGCCTGAACACCCGGCTGGCCTTTCGGGGTGCGCGCGGACTTCGCTACCTCTTCCGAAGACGCCTTAACCGTGGTCGCGGCTTCGCGCTTGAGTTGCGCGAGACCCGCCTTCGCCTGTTCGGAAGTATGCCAGCCGTTGACGACTTTGCGCGCTTCTTCCATCGAGTTCACGGTGATCTGCCCACGACCAAGGATCTGCGCGGATTCCGACACAACACCATTCATCGCCGTATCATAAGTCGCGACGCGCGGATCGTTGGTCAGTCGAAGCGCCTGCATCTGCGCCTGATTGGCAATCGGGACGCCGGTACGATTGAGCGCATCGATAGCCTGCTGGAACTGATCGCCGATTCCCCCCGCACTGGTCAAGGCGTTCGATGCAGCGTCCGTCTTCGCGGCCTGTTGGGCGTTGACCCTCGCGCCGGCAGTATCCGCCGCGTACTGGATCTTGTTACTGGCGAAGTTCTGCCCCCCGGCCGCGTTTTTTGCGGCGGCGTAGTTGACGATTTCCGCGCGTGCCGCCGGAGGCAGATTCTTGTAGCCGAACCCAGCGAGCGCAGTCGGGCCGCGCACGGCGTAATCATCGCCCAGTGCCTTGATTGCATCGCTCGAATACCCCGCCGTGCCTTTCGGGCTGAGAGGGTCTCCCTGCGCTTCAGGGGCCGGAACAGCACCCGCCCCTCCTTTCCGTTCAGCAATCCCGACTCGCT